AGCATCGTTATCGCAAGTGTCGATCAACTCGACACGACCATCGTAGTCCATGCTAGTCTCAAACGGGATGTATGCTTCTTCACCCTCACGACCAAACTCAGCACCGTCTTTCTCAACAATGATGGTGTAACCGTCAAAGTGGTAACGACCGTTAACAACGATTTCACCCTTTGCGATCACTTTACCTTCGATGTAAGCACCTTTGCTACCCATGAAGTCATAACCACGGATGACCATACCAACTTCTGCAAGATTTTCATATTTCAACATAATTTTCTCTCTCAATTCAATACATGTAGTATAGCAAACTGGACGAAAAGGTCAACAACTTTTTTCACTTTTTTTCATTGTATTTGTTTATCGTTAATAACGGAAAGATAGACATCATTGATTCAACCTCATCCCAATAATACTCGACGCATTCTTCTTTGGTGATGTTGTAATACTCGCACACCCAAGTGATCGCGTTCGAATATGGATCTTTACTTGTACCCATGACGGTCCTCCATGTGACAGTTCATACAAAGAACTCTACATTTCTTCATTTCATCTAACAATACTCGCAAAGGAACATTTGCAAAGGTTAACTGCCACATGCCTCCCCCTCTGGTCTTTCCGCCCCCATTTTTTACTAATGGGTTTTTTTGTTCTGGATCGATATGATCAAAAGAAAGTGCGCGAGAAAATTTATTGTAACCACAGGATTCGCATCCTTTTTTGATTTTCCAATAACTCATCCAATGCTGTCTACGTTCTTGAATTTTCTTTTTAGTCCACGGTTTCATAATCAAAGTCCATTAGTTACAGCAATCGTCTCAAACTTGCGTCGAGTCTTGCTAAATGTCAAAGGTTTCTTGTAGATGATGAAACCGTCTGGGTTGCCTTCTGGATAGTACGCAACGAGTTTGCCCGTCTTCTTATTGACGTAGTACATGTTCTCAGGATAACGGAAACCATCAACGGTTCCAGTAACTTCTTTCAATTGCTCAATCATAAATCACCTTTAAGTGCAAGATAAACAAACGCGGTAATAGTTACTACCGCAACCAAGATCACATCGTAGTAGTTCTGTGTGTATTCCATAAAAAAACCCCTCTCAATCAATATGTACATAATACCATACTGGTTGGAGGGGTCAAGAACTTTTTTGAATTATTTTATTAGACATTAGTCTAATATAGTTGACGTGCAGCCTCTTGTAGTTCGAGACTCATTTGATCTAACTCTTCTGCTGTTTCGGGTTCTTTATTGTGGAACTCCCAGTCTGTGACTGAAACTTCTTCACCACCTTCTTTTACAAAGATCAAGTCTTTGACATAACTGAATGAACATCCTTGAAGGAAATACAAGAAACTCATCATAACCTCGTCGAGGGTTTCACCTTCAACTGTGTGTTCTACGGTAGAGGTCTGACCATACAGATCTGTGCACTCTCTGCGGAATGTGTACTTATCCTTCATCAATCACTTCCTCTACCAACTCAACATATAAAAAACCGTGAGTCTCTTCGATAATTTCTTTCATCTCCTCAACGGTCTTACCACTGTTCATCAACTCAATGATATCTTCTCGGACATCAAATACTTTATTCCCCATCGCACTCATCGATCATATCCCCAATCATTTTTCGACCTTTGCCAGACTTTATTGTACCATTACTATCAAAATGAATCAACCCCTGTCCTTCAAGTTGTTGTAGAGTGAGGACAGTTGCAACTTCTACTCCTTCTTTCATACCGGCATGATATGAAAAGTAAACACATGCGATGATAAATCCTAAAAATATGATCGACCATTCAATTGCCATACAGTATCCTTATTCGTTGATTTTCTTTACAAACACTGATTCGTCCATAAAGAAAAGATTTTCTGCGTTAATAGGATTTGTTTCTGAATTGTCAGGGTACACAAAAACAAAATTTACATTGCAATATTTATTTAAAAACCACTCTAGATATTTAATTCTATAGTAATTATCTGATTGAGATGCATGAGTCTCTGGTCCATAATTTTCTGTATTTCTATAGATATTATCAGTAGAAATTTGCCCCTTTAAGACAAAATCAAATCCCAAGCAATACAGCACATCATGTTCCTTACGAATTGCCTCAATCATTGCATTCATACCTGCATTCGATCTTCTGCGATTAGGACTGTATTCTGCAGGTTCAAACTGCTCATCATATGGTGGGATAATCACAGTCCCATTCCCATAGATGCCTTCTGAATTCCTAATCTCTCTTGTCATTCCTTGATCAATAGTAATTAAGTAGTCCCACTTATCAAAATCCCTATACAGAGCATTACAACCAAAAATAGTTGCCTGTCCAACAAGGTCATTTAGATTAATGTTTTTTCTACTGACACCGTTACCGACGATTACTGCGGGTTTCAACAATTTCATTTTCTAATTCGTCCCAAGACTCGGATTCTATAACATCCATCAAGTGTGTTTTGTAATTGTGCCGTGATTCTTTTTTAAGAGGTCTTTTGCGAATATCTTCGTTCTCTTCGGAATACTCACGGAAAGACTTTTTAATTTTACCCATATTAGACTCTTGTCGTGTTTAAAACCAATCCTTCGCTAAGTTTGGGAACGCTTCCGCGACCAACTTGCGAGTCAACCCCCGATATGGTAGTTTACGTTCTTTCATACCTATTAGAATTTTACAGTCATCAGGACTTAATGCCTCTAAGGACTGAATGAAAAGTGATTCTCTTTTAGCAGAAGTAAGATTTCTTTGCGTGTTTGTCGGTCCTTCTACAAAAAGATAAAACCTTTTCATCTCAGAATTGAGAGAGACTGAAGCATCTTCGTCACCAGTTAATGCTTTGTATGGAGGAGTTCCTTCTGGTAGTAACCAGTTGATACGTGGGTTATAAGTATACCCCAGAACTGCTTTAATCAGTGGTCCACTGTTTTCCTGCAGGATCGCAATCTTTTCTTTTTTAGTTTTTGCCCTACCGACTCTTTCGAATACGGAATGCAGACTTTCTCTAGTCATTAAAATTCACCTATACACTCAGTTAATAATTTCAATTTCTTCTTTATAAAGTAATTCAGAAGACCTTTCCTGTCGGGTAATACATACTCATCGAACTGCTTGTTAACTTCTCGTTTGATATTCTCAGGAACAAAATCAAGATCAACTAATTGCTCGTTGCGTCTATAATTACGTAACATTTCTTCAGTACAGAATTTTTCTGGTTCTAGATCTACCCAACCATCTAGTTTTTTTGACGCAAGTGGTTTCTGTCGTTCTTTAGCAACGATACAAGAGTCTTGAGACAGAAAGTTTGGAATCCCATCACCCCTATCACCCTTCATAATGTGCTCACGTAAAAACCTTCTCGGATCTGCAACTTTAACCCATCGTTTGGTTATTGGACTGAACTGACACACATTAGTGTACTTCTGTAACTGCCCAAAATCTTTATCCCCAGAGAGAATCAAAATCTCTTCAGTACTTTGATTATTTAGGTATACACCGAATCGATTAACTATCGTTCCTATAACATCGTCTGCTTCTGCACGTTCGACTTGTATGACCCGATACGGAAATGTTTCTTTGATCTCTGCCTTTACTTTGTTTAAGATTTCAAAAATCTTTTTCCAGTCAAGGTCAGACTTTTCACGATCTTCTTTTCTGTGTGCTTTATAATATGGGAAAACATCTTTACGCCAATAATTTTTATCGTCCGCACAGATCACAAGTTCACCATAGTCTTTGAACTTCTGTCGATACAAACGAATACTGTTAAGCACCATATGCCTAACTAAATCTTCTTGTAAAGTTGCTTTCCCCCCTTGAATTTGCATCATCAAATTCGCAATCATTACCTGATTAAGGTCTAAAAGTATCATGGTTTTTTCCAATAATTTATCTACTCTTTTAGTGTAAAATAAATTATGATAAATGTCAACTATTATTTCTCACACGTAAAAGACTCTGCAACATTGTTGTCCATTCGACAGACCGTAGATCCCAATTATAAAAATTGTCAATGTAATTTTTTGCAAAAATAAGTTTTTGCTGATTACTTTCTTCAAAATGTCTTTCAATGCTTTGGTGAAGGATGTTTGCAAAAACGTTTGCATGAAAATTGATATCTTCATTCCATTGGTATGATGTCGCAAACCCACCTGTTGTTTCTGGTAATGCCGCATAGTTAGGGCACACTACTTCACATCCTGCGGACATTGCTTCGATTGACGCAATGCAAGATGTCTCTTGCCAAATACTTGGGTAAGCAAAGATGTGTGCTTCTTGCAATGCTTTCCTAATGACATCGTTAGGTTTAAACCCATGATATGTCATGTTAGGATGATTCTTCACCCTTTCGAATAAGTCAAGGTATGGTTCATCTCGTTGAGGCCATCCATATGCTTCAAAAGAAGAGTACACATCCAAATGCACTTTATCCCCATGATGTTTTGCTAACTCTTCCATAACGGGAACTAGGAGTGCTAATCCTCTGTGGGGTGTAGTATGATAGATTAAACGAATCTGATCTTTTTGTTTTTCTTTATATTCAATGGGATCGATTGCATTTTTTAGAATGAATGACTGACTAAAGGGAACACCTAGTGCTAGGTTATAAGTTTGAAATTGCCAATTAGAAACGAAAACTAATTTTTCAAACTTACTACGAGAACTCGCATCCTTTAAATGCTGTGCTTCGGGATCTGACCACAAGTCGTGCAACCAGAGTATATTAGGTTTCGTTTCCACAACCTCTCTGACTCTAGACTTAATAATATTGAACTGATCTAATAAAGCATTATCAACTCTTTCATATAGTGCTTTGTTCATTAACTCTGTTCCACCCTGTGCAGTGGAATACGTACCATCTTTCTGCATCACTGATGATCTTTTTACTTCGCTATTATCAATAATATTTAATGCCATTAGAAACTCTCTGTTAATCCACTATCACTGTTATATTGTTTTTTTGTCAAAGACCATGTGCCATTGCCGTTATCTATC